TCTCCTTAGAACCAGGCAATGGTAACGACGACATCAGCCGCGCCGGCATTACTTCCGCCATCGGAAGCAATGAGGACAGCGGTGTCAGCCGGCATCAAGTTCGCGTCAATATTACTGATGGTGGCGCCGTTGGATGCTGGCATCGATCACTTGTTGGCGATCGAGCCATGGTTCTGCGGCTTGGGCCGCTGGGAGCCGGACACCTGGTCCGGATTGGTGTTGCCGACTTTGCCCACCTCGGAGACGCCGGATTCAACGCCTGCCGTGGTGTGGCCTTTCTTGCCCATGCTGCGATGGGTGCCAGATGCCTTCTTCATGGGGTATCTCCGTCAGTCAGAAGGGTTAAGGGTCCGCCCCGTCATGGGGCGGCTGTGATCACACGCTCTCGGCAGAGTCCCACTTGATGATGCGGGCCTGGGCCTTGGTGGCGGCGTCAGTGACGTCGGCATGGGTAATGCCGAAGGCGTTGAGCGCATACCACGCGATGCCACGACCACGACCGTAGTCGTCGGGGATCTTGGCGCGGATCTCCTCGGGGCACGCCACCGCCTCGGTGACGGTATCGGCACCGAAGAAGTAGGCCGCATCCGACGCGCCGTTGGTTGACCAGTCCTCGGAAGGGATATTGGTCTGCGTGACGAAGCGGATGCCCTCGTACCGGCCGTTCTCGCCGTTCATGACCCGGTTCCAGCCCTCGCTGGTGTAGCTGTGAAGAGTCTCCAGGTCATCCTTGAACGGGCGGAAGGTGGTTGGGCGGCCGATGGACACGTAGTTCTCGCCGTCGAACACAGGAATGTTGCGCTCCTGCATCAGGTCAGCGATCTGCTTGACGTGCGTGGTATCCAGGGCCTGGGCGTTGTTGCCGGTGGGGGTGGCGTCGTCGTCGAAGTTGTACGACGTGGCGCCGGTGGCGACATAGCGCAGGATGGCGTTGTTGAACTGCGCATGTGCGGCGCGATCCATCGACTTGTTGGCGTCGTTGCGCAGGGTTTGGAACACGATCTTGCGGATGTCGTGCTCGGCCAGCGACTCCAGCTTGCCGGTGTAGGGCACGGACAGGCCGCGCTCCTTGATCACCACCGAGCCCTGGGAGATCGGGAACGAGCTCTCGGGCATCTTGTCGTTCTCTACCAGCTCGCCGCCTTCATCGACGGTGTCGCCGTAGACGTTCCATTGGTATTCCTCACCACGGTTCTTGCCCAGCGCCGCTTCTACGTCACAGAACTGCCGGAACCGTGCCAGGGGTTGCAGTGCTGTGCGAAATTCATCGCTCAGCGTGGGGTTGGCCAGATAGCCGCTCCCAGTATCACTCCAGGCATTGCCTGCCATAGTCATTCACCTTTGGGTTTGGGTTGAGAAATAATCATCAGATGACGGCCCTTTGCTTCCGCATGCGCTCGATTTGAGCAGCGGGAGATAGGTCTGGCTCTGGCTTGGCCTGTTGCGTTGGCTGTTTGGACATACCCCGGGGCATTGGCTTGAGATTGCGCTTGCGCTGCTCTCGTGCGTCTACGGGGGTGTCTTCGGCCTGACCTTGCTTTTCTAACCAGTCCTGGGCTTCGCCGGCAGCCTTCTCGATAATCTGCCGGGGCGTCATGTCAGCGAATTCCGGGTCGCCCTGGCGGTGGGCATCAACCATTCGTGCAGTGCGAGCATCGACAAACTCCCGCAGGTTCTCGTCTTCGAGCACTTTTGGGTGATTATCGCGCAACCAGTTGATACCCTCACGGGTGGACTTATCCCACTCAAGAGTTGCCTTCTGGGCTTCCCTCTGCTCGACCGCATAGGTAGCGCGACGCTCAGCTTCAGATAGGATCTCGTCTGTATTCACCTGGGCAGAGTTCTGCCGGATAAAGTCAGCGAGCGCTTCCGCTGCTGCATCGTCGTCGCCATCCCAAACTTTCGAGAGAACGGACTTCGCTTGCTGTCGAATTTCCTCATCGCCCTGCTCGGGTGGATGACTCGACTTTTGTTGGAGCTGTTGCTCCAGAGTGCGGAGGTGCTGTTCGCGATCCCTCATCTGTCGTTCCCGATCACTGGCCTGCTGTAGCTTGCGATCCCCTGCTAGATCTTTCTGGAGGTACGCTTTCACTTGATCGGCTGGAACTTCACGCTCTTCCCCTTGGACTTTCAGGGTTGTGTAAAGTTTGCCGTCAGGCTTCCGGTAGTACCCCATTTCTGTCAGGTTATCGTCTTGCGCAGCAGCCTCGTCGGGTGCTTCTTCTGGCTCTTTCGGTTCATCTTTCGGTTCGTCTGCTGGCTCTTCATCGGGATAGCCCTGGGACTCACGGAACTGCCGGGAGATTTCAGCCAAGGCGTTTTCGCGCTCGGTGCGCTCAACTACAGTGGTTTCTTCGCCGGCAGTGGTTTCTTCAGCCGGCACGTCTTCGATCTTCGGATCGTTGATAGCGCCATCGTTTTTCATCAGTCTTCATCTCTCAGTTGCTTTAGTGATTGATATGCTGCTTCACCAGAGTTTACCGCACTTTGCATGTAATCGAGAAATTGATTGGCGACAGCAGCTTTGAACCTGGACTGTCGGATCACGTTGCGGCCTTCGTCAGTGTCTGGATCGGCTTCTGGCCTGGCCAGGGATTCAAGCGCTTCTGATCTATCCTGAATCGCCATGCCGCGCATGAATCGGCCGAGCTCACTATCAAGGAAATTGATTGCCTGCTCACCTAGATCTGCCTCAGCGAATAGGGAACGCTCCTCCTCATTCAGGAATTTTGGTGTTAGTTCTGCCTCATCTAACGCGATTCTGTTTTGATCCATTGGGGCCTCCTGTTACTAGCATACCACAATCTTAGCCGTAGCTATCCCATCCGTCTTTCCTGTTGCGCTCCCGTGCGGCCCGTTCGTTCTGTTTATCGACTAGCTCTGCCGCTTTCGTGTCCCGTGTTGTCTGTAGCTGGGCAGCCGTCTGTTGCGCCTCAAGTTCCAGTTTTTCGCTTTCTAGCCCGAGTTTCGTCTCTAATTCTTTCAGCGTGAGCCCTTGTTTGAGCGCAAGTTCCTGCCTGGATATCTCCTGATCGCTCTGGAGCTTGGCCGATTGGTGTTGCTGATCGAATTGCTGCTTTTGGCTGCGTAGCTGGATGTCGGCTTGATCCTTCTGCGCCTTCGCCTGTTTTTCGGCCTGCCATTTCTGCTGTTCGAACTCCATCTGAGTCTGCTTAAGCTTTAGCTCAGCCATTTTTACTTGCGTCTGCGGATCGGTCTGCTCGCCTTGCTGCTCGGCCCGCTCCTTCTTCTTCTCTTCGTCCATAATGAATCTATCGCCGTCACCCTGGCCGGACAATGCGAACAGCTCCTTGCCAATCTCTATGGTATCAAGCTCTGCGAGCATCTCGGGGAATTGGGCGGCGGCCTGCAATGGCTGCAGGAATCTCTGCATTTTCTGCTCGGGATTAGTATTCCCCATGCCAACATTGATTTTAACGACCAGATCCTGCATCAGTAACTCGTCGCTGATCTCACCCTCAATCTCTGCCTTTCCCGCACCCAGAGACAGGATAGTCTCATCTGTCTCATAGAGCCCTTCCAGCTTAACCATGGTCCTGAGTACTGGCTCGCACCATGATTCTATGAATGCTCTCAGTCCCAATTCCTGCACCTGGTTGGCGCTGGAGTTCATCAGATCCATGCCCCCGACGGTCTCGTTCAGCGTCCTATTGCTCTGCACTGAGCCTTGGCTAAATGTGCCGAGTAGCTCATCGGCCTCAACGCTTAGCCTGTCCTGCTCTACGTAGCTTGATTGAGTAACGTCCGGGGTTGGCATGATAGCGTAGTCGCGGTTCACGTCGTCCATCAGGACACCACCACCTGGGACGTTTCTCTGCAGGGCCCCCAGATCTATGTTCGATCCTCGGCGGATAGCATAGCGCTTGTTCAGCACTAGCTTCACGTTATCCAGGCGCTGGTTTGTTACGTCGTTGATCATCTCAGTCAACGGTCTATTCAGCTCAACTACACCCGCGGGATGTGAGCGGTGCGCCTCGATGCTTGAAAACCCTACACAGTACCGCTCGCGCCCGATGGGGTCGACTTCATCCAGGGGTTTTGGATCCGTCAGCAGCAGCCCCGTACCAACGGTATAGAACGCATAGTCCTCACCCGAGGAATCTCGGATGATGTTGAAATGCACCCACACGATTGAGTATTCGTTGGCTTGGTTTACGTCCTTAGAGTCTTCTCTGTTATGGCCTTCACGCGCATCCCGGACTGTCTCGCCGCCTTCGTTTTCTGAGCCGTGCGCTACCAGTTGCCCTAGAGTGAGCTCATTCCAGTCGCCGTTTTCCATCATCGCTAACACATCGCCGGCGTACATCGGGATGGTCTCGATGAGATAGGGACTGGACTTGACGGGTTGACGCCAATCGCACGCCGGATCAAAACGGAAGTTGTCGGGCGCTATCAGATCAATGGCTGGTTCATCTACAATAACGTCTTCAGTCTCGACCTCCTCGCCGAGCATTACCCCGTCTTTGTCGAAGATGGGCTCTCCAGTAACCTCATCGACGGCGGGCTGGACCTCGGTTGTCGTCTTCGTGCGTCGATCCCAATACTGGCGGGATATACACATGCCATAGACGTGAGTGTCCTGATACGCGCCAATGACAGTAAGGAACCACGGGATCGTCACTTCGAGACGATGTTGAAGCATGGCTTGATGCAGCTTGCCAGCCTCGGCTTGCGTTTCATCGTCCGGATTTAACCCCCTGACGGACAGCAGGTTGTCGTTAGAAAAGAGAGCCGTTGCCGCTGTGGCTTCGAGCGTGCGAACGGCTGATCGTGGCTTAGGGCGAAAGACGTGTGAGCGTTTGCGGTAAGCGTCCTTGGTATATTTGGAACCCTGCGCGTGCTCAGAGCGGAAATGTGAGATATTGTCGCGCCAGTTCTGGAACAGACTGGACTCATAATAATCCGTGGATTCTTGATAGAGCGATCGAGAACGGGCGAGCCATACGCCATCATCGGAGCCCTTAGTATCGGGAACGTCGTCCCGGCGGCCATCCATCTCGTCGATTGCGTATGCGTCGTCTTCTGTCATTTTATAGTCCCGTTGCCGCATGAATGGCTTCACCGCGAGCGTCGCGCTGTAGTAGTTCTTCACCGCCCTTGGCGCCCTGATCCCTGGACAGCTTGAACATTTCCAATAGCTGGCCGCCAGCCTTTACCGCTCCGCTACGCATCTGATCATTGGTCTTGTTGTGGATATGCAGTGTGTAGCCATAGAGACTTGATATGCTCGGACACTGGATCTGCGCAACGCCACCGGCCACGCTCGTATGGACATGCCATACCCTGCCTGGGTAGTGCTGTTGCAGGATCGCCCCGATCTCGCGGCACACGCGGTCAGACGCCGCTGCCGTCTGCGCTTCGTCGGGCGTGTCATACGTCAATATCTTCTTGTCCATGATTCCTCCCGGCGTGAAATCCCGCTCGTTGCGGGCTCAGGGTGTTGGGTTGGTGGATACGACTAGTCGTACGCAGTTACCCAGTCCAGCGCCATGATGTCGGCATAGCTGGATAGCGTGAACTCCACAAGTGCGTTAGTCCCTGGCGATACGGCCACGCCGGCCTCATCAGCCCCCACTGGGATAAGGACTGGAGATGACGTAGTGTCGGTGACTGTCTAAGAATGATAGCGTTTCCTACCACGCGAGCGATCATATGAGCGGGTGATGTCCTGCATTTCAGCTAACGTAGCCATGTGTCGTCTCCTGGATATGTCAATTACAGCATTGTATGCGCATTTTCAATGCCGTGCCAATTACTCAAAGTCGGGCTCGAAACTCTCTTTTTCACCACCCCTGGGCGGCTCGTAAGCTACAGCCATTAGGCCTGCAGCGTCACTCCCGTGGCTACTAAAATCATGTTCAGGGCCCAGCCCGATGCCTCTTCGCTCGTCTATCTTTTCGTGATACCAGCCGAGGGCATCTCGCCCGCCCTTGGTTGTTGACTCGTTAAACCATATCATGGGGAATAGTCGGCGTAATGCTTCGATGCGTGCTGATGCTGCGCCCTTGCCCTGGTTGGGGACTACCGTTGTTTTATATCCCACGCCACGAAACGCGCTTTCATAGCTGACATCATGCACTCTATCGTGTGTTGCCCCATCGTGCGGCAGCCAGACTGATGCTGCTTTCTCGTCATATCCCTTTGCGCGTAGCCACGCCAAGTGCGTTCCTACCGGCTGTCCTACCGCTTCGTAGTAGTCCAGAACTCTGATCTCTCTCGACACAAACTGAGCTATCCACATAGCAAAAGCGTCGGACTTCGCGCCAGTGCCGCCGATATCGATGAAAATTCTATATGGCAGGTACGGATCAGGCATGACCTTACCGATGCGCCCGTCTAGCCTGGCCTGCGTGAGCAGATCAGCGTAATACGCCCCTTCGACTACGCTAACGAAGTCACCTTCCCAGATGTGGTCGTACTGGTCCGGGCGCTTCTTTTTATCCTCGATCCGCTCTTGTTCGAGCACTTTTGGAAACCACGGGTTGTCGCGCCAGTTTACCTCTGCCGCCACCGAGTCCTCTGGCGGATCTTCCCTAAATCTCTTGTGTGTGGCTGATGTCTCGCGCTCCGGATTGTAGGAGATCCAGATCTCGGACCCTTCCTCGCGCACCGTGGGGATCAGCTTGAGCCAGGCCTTATCGCTCACCGCCTCGGCTTCATCCACCCAGGCCAGCAGGATGCGGCTCTTCGACTTGATGCTGTCCAGGTTGTGGCGCAGCCCGGCGAACACATAGCTGACGCGATGGTCGCGGGTGCGAATGAACTTCTCTCCGATCTCGAAGTGCGGCAGCAGCCACGGCGTCGAGCGGATCGACTGCTTGATCTCCTCCATCGAGGATTCATCGAGACTGTTCAGGTGCTCGCGTCCGCACAGGACGACACCTGACGTGCCTTGCTGGGCAAACTGATAGGCCTTGACGGCGGTCATCAGCGCGAAGCCGCGGGTCTTGCCGCTACCCCTGCCACCGTAGGCGATGCGGTAACGGGCCTCACCCGAGAACAGCCTGACCAGTTTGGGCGGTAGTTCGACTTTCGCCGTGGTCATTCGTCCATCTCAGGCGCGACAAGCTCGACGCGAGTCACTGTCTCGATCGGTCCGCCGTTAAGCCCGGTGAGCTCTTGTCGCTCTCGCCATGCCTGGACATTGACATGTTTGCCGATCAGATCGAGATTCTTTAGTTTGTCCGGCCATTTGATCTTCTTGAGGATGTTCTCGATCTCGGTCTCGTCATTCACGCGAGTAATCGAGGTCAGCACATCCATGCCGCCGATGTACTGGCGCCAGATGGGCGGCCAGTCCCGTACCGCCCTCAGTGATCCGTCATCATGGAGAATATCGAGAACGTCCATGCGGTCGATCTCGGCCAGGCGATGCAGCACATAGTCGGAGTCGATCTTGGTCCGCTCGGAGCGCGCCTTATTGGCTTCCTCAATAGCCTTCTGGACTTCAACCTTCTTCAACAGTCGCTGACCCTGGCTGTAGGCCGTCTTCACGCTGTACTCGGCGCGAATCGCTGCCTGGGTCGCGTTCAGATCCTTCAGGTACTCCTCAACGAAACGAGCCTGCTTTCCTTTCAGTGTTGCCATATCGTCCACCGTCCTGGGATAGGCGGCCTCTCGTTTACTCCGGACGCTTGCCCGGGCGATCACGCTTCACGAACGTGCGGCCAGTGAATTCATATACGGGGTAGAAGCCCGGCTTGGGATCGACCCGCCGGACCTGGGCAGCTATGTCGGTCTGCCGATACTTGGGCTTGTCGGCCATGGGTGCCTCCTGGAATAGGGTGATGCGGTGCCGGTGATGTTTCCGGTTCGGCTGCGCCGGCCGACAATTCCAACCGCTTGACGTCCTCCCCTCCCTGAAGGAAGGGGATTCCTGGTTGTTGCCTTCCAGGTTCCTGCTTCATAGTCCGCTGCTCCTTGGAGTAGGCAACGCCCTACCAGCCGCCGCGCCCAAACCATGACACGGCCGCGTGGAACAGCCTGGCGATCCATGGGGCGGCCCCCTTGGTCAGCATCACGGAACGGAACACCGCATCCGCATATCGCTTACTGACGCTGCGATACAGATGCGAGTAGTGCCAATCGTGGATACAGCTGGCTTCCCAGGCCGGTGCATATGTCGGCGGGAATGCCCACCAAATGAACCAAGGGATGCTGCTACCGTTAAAGATGTAGCCTGCCGGCACGTCGAACCGCCGACCATCCACGATCACACTCCACTCGGCGGCGACCATCCAGCGCGTGGCACGGCCACTCAACCAGGGCGTGTCGACGTCAGTCGGCGCTCGGGTCGTCAACAGACGATGCGGGATCTCTATCCTCATCGGCCATCTCCTGGAAGCGCCGTTGATCTTCTCTGGCTTGCTCAAGGTCCACAGTGCCTTCGACCTTTTCGGCTTGTCTGGCAACTTCCTCGGCCAGCTTTTGTTCGGCATCTGTGCATAGCCCACTGGGTGGATAGCCGGGCACCTGAACGCGAATAGCTGTCAGTAGGGCGGCACGCAACAAAGGGCTGGTAGTCGAGCAGTATTCACGCTGCTGATCGATCAGGGCTTCGGTGCCATCACTAAACTGATACCCCTGACCCGCGTCACCCAGCGGAGATGACGAGGGGGTCATACCGCAGGCAGATAGCATCAGCATGGCCATGATGGCGATGAAGAATTTCATGGTAGTGGCACTCCTTGGTAGTTGATGATCATGCTTGCCAGAGCCGTCAGGATGGCCATGGCGGCAAGGATGGCAGTGACGCGGATGGTCTCGTTGTTGATTCGGATCAGCTCGGCCCGCTTCTCCGTATCCTGCATCGCACCCACAAGGCCAGCGGGAGAGTCCTCAACGCCCAGCAGACCAGTGACCATGCGGGAGGCACCAGCAGTGATACCACCAGCAGCAACGGCGGGCGCATACTTAGCCACCTCTTCAACGGCGTCTCGCCAGTTCATCACTGGTCCTCCAGGCGAGACACGCGGCTGTCGATAGAATCGATACGGCCTCTCATCTGATCGCGGTACAGTTGGGCATCGCTGATTGTCATAAACTCGTCACCGGTCTCGCGAAGATCGCGGCGCAGGCTCTCTGTCAGAGTGATTAGCGTGCTGATGCGTTCGTCCTGGCGTGCCGTTGTCTCGATCAATCTCAGCGTGGTATTGCCTGACCACGCCAATAGGCCGACTACTATGGCAAGCAACAATGTTTGGATATGACGCTCAACGATGGGTTTGGATCTCACGTTATTACCGGGATTACTGACGTTCATCCCGCCTCCCGGCAATCTTCAGCTCGTCAAACCAGTGCAGCGCATCTTCTGGTGACAGAATTCCGCCGGCATTCACAAACTCGACGATCAGGTTACCCATGGTGTGTTCGTGCTGACCGTAACCGGCACCAGGCAGGCTCGCCCAGATGTTGCTGCACAGCCGAATGGCGTCATCGATCTCACCGGCATGCACGGCATCCAGGGCACGCTGCTCTTTGATTTGCTGGATGGCATAGCGGTCTTGGGAGACAGGGCCGAAGTCGGGGAGGCTGAGTTGCTTCTGGTAGTGTCTCCAGTAGCGGCTGAGGATCTGATAGCGCCCGGCAGCGGTGGACCAAACGCCTTTGGAATACTGGATGGCGTCAGACTTGCGCGGCAGCGGGTGGTCGGCATAGCTGTCGAAGCGCTTTAGGCGCCCGGGAAGCGAGCCAACCAGGAGGTCGTAGCCGTCATCGCTGGCGGCGAGCATGGCAGAGCCGATCTCGGCAAAAGCCAGCGTGTCCAGGTAGGCACACATATTCCGACTGCCAGCCTGTTCGGGGGTGATGTGGGGCATGGGCACCTCGGACAACAAAAAAGCCCCACCGAAATCGGCAGGGCCTGAAACGAAATCGCCCCGGCACAATGGCCAGGGCGAGGAATGTCACAATGGGGGGTAGTGTCGCAGCTTATGAGGCAGGCTGC